GAGTCGATCAAACACTCGTAGAAGAATTAGCCAGCCTCGGCCCAGAAATCGGCGGCGGTATTGGTCAAGCCATGCTGGACGATCCCGGCGGCCTACTTAGCACATTAAATACTAAATGGGTGACAGTCCAGGAAACTTTTAAGACCTTGGCTATGGGTCTAGTACCTGACGCATTACTCGCAGGCGAAGCGGCCGCCGTAGCCACAGTAGACGGGTTATCTACCAAACTAGTCGAGCAAACTGGGCGACTTAACAAACTTGGTAAAAACATAGGTAAAGCCGTTGGCGTCACATTTAAGGCCCAACTGCTAGAAGACATCGCCGAAGCCATTAGAGAAGTTGAAGCAACCGCAACAGCGGCAAGAGCCGAAAGGGCAGCGTCAGCAGCTCGTCAACAAATAGCAATAACTAACACACAAATAGCCCAAGCAGTCCAAAACACCCTAGTAACGGCTGACGCCCGAAACGGTCTACCTAGCAGGCCGATCTTCACATGATAAGCGCAATCCTACTCAATGACGTTCCCCTGGACTTGTCTACAATCGAGTACCAGGTGCAGATCCAGCATGGCCGCTCAGACATCACAGCCGCGCCCCAGGCGTCTAACTCGCAGATTATTATTCGCGGCTCGGTCGGTGTAAACATTGAAATCGCCGATATTCTCGTAATTAAAGCCTATGGGTTTCATCGGTTTACTGGGCAAGTCACCGACGTAAACATAACGCACTTATCGTCCGACCCTCCCATAGCGATAAGCACCATAACGGGAATAGGTGAACTTTCCCGCGTTGGTTTTACCGAGGTTGGGGCTAGCGGCTACATTCAGCAAACAGTTTCGCAGCGGGTCGAAGAAGTCCTCATCGCGGTTGGTTTGCCCTACCTAAACGGTGCGGATACTGTCACAGTCCTATCAGCTATAACCGGCGGGGACATTAACCCCACAGAGGCACTCACCGAGCTTGCAAGTCTGGCCGAGCGTAACGGCGGGACATACTTCGACGACCCTTACGGCCGGATCGTTTTCGAGTCCTACGGCAATCGAGGCAGCACCACGTTTGCTGGGGCTTGGTCCGCTCAATTTGACACATGGGCAGACGCCACGACGGACTGGGATAGTTACCCAATAAATATGTCCTCGACGCTTGTACCTGATGACACAATAATTTTTTCACCCACTTGGGCTAAGACCCGGCAAGCAATCGTGAACTCGGTGACTGTCCTTGGTCACAACGACACCCACGAAACTACGCAAACAGACGCCGCCTCTATCGCAACCTACGGCCTACGCGAATACCGACTCAGAACAGACATTAAAAACGCTGGGGACGTTAGCGATCGGGCCGGTGAGATTATTCTCGCCCAGGCTAACCCGCTCTGGAATCTCGGAACTATCAGTATTATGGTGCAAAACCTCGACGAGCCTAACCGTGACCGGATAATGCAATTGGTCAGCGGCATGGAAGTATCTATCCTCAACCTCCCACAACCGGCCCCAGAAGCCCAATTTGCGGGGCTCGTCGAGGGTTGGGGCGAGGTTTACACTCCAGGGGAACACATTCTTACCCTGTCACTTTCAGACCCGCGCTACAGCTTCCAAACAATACTGTGGGGCGAAATCTACGCGGATATAGAATGGGCAGACGTATTTGATACGGCCCGCTGGTTTGAAATAGTTTCCAATGGTTCACTAAGCGCAGTATAAGGAGAAATGTTATGGCCCTCACCCCAGAAGGATCGCCCTATGTCGAATCGTCAGACTTGGTGGCGACTTACCCCACGACGTCGCTTGCCCTGGCAAACCGAGTTGACCTAGTAGGCGTACTACCTTTTGCCACATCGGCGGCTAGGGCCACGGCAATACCGAGCCCGACAGACGGGCAGTACTCGTATTTACAGGACACAAACAGCACCGAGTTTTGGAACGGGTCAGCATGGACGGCGGCAGGAACAGCGCCCGGACTTGTCCATATTAGTACTACTGCACTGAGTGGCAGCAGCGTCAATATAAATAACTGTTTTACTTCCACTTACAGAAACTATTTAATAGTGTGGCGGGTTACTTTATCCGGGGCTAATAACTTTCAGGCAAGATTACGAGTCGGGGGAGTAGACGCCGCAACGAATTACACTTATTACCAATTTAGCGGTAGTGGTGGCGTAGCCAACTCGGCTAACAACGTGGCTCAAACAACTTTTCAAGTAGACTCAGCCAGTGGAGTAGGACCTAAAGCGGGAACATTAAATGTTTTTGATCCTCAAGTAGCGGCAAACACCACAGGACTGCTCACAACCTCGTTTAACGTGTCTACGGCAAGCGTTGGGTTACAGGGAGGTTCACATACAACAACTGCAAGTTATGACGGCATATCTTTTATAGCGTCAGCGGGCACATTCTCAGCCGGTCAAGTAAACATCTACGGACTTAAGGACTAGGTAAATAAAATGACAGAAATAATTGAAGTATGGGCAAACACTGGCGAAATTCTAGAACGTGACCGGACGCCAGAGGAGCAAGCACAATACGAAATCGATCAAGCAGCAACAAAAGCCGCAACCGCAGCCGCAGACAAACAAGCCAAAGCCAACGCCAAAGCAACAGAAGACGCAATCACACACGCCAAAAGCCTCGGTTTCACCGACGCAATGATAGCCGTCATGTACCCCAACCTAGGAGCATAAATGTCACAAATAGAAGAAGAACTACACGTCGATAACGCCCCCGAGGTCGAGGAAAAGCCAAAGAAAAAAGCGGCTAAACCCGCAACCTCGACAGACACAGAGCGCGCCCGAGCAGCAGTCCGAGCCAAACTCGCAGCAAAATGACACTAGCGGACTACGTCGGACTCGTAGCCACCGTCCTAGCCATACTCGGCATAATGGGCGGCGGCCTAATCTGGCTTGTCCGTAACGTAGTCCGCGACGAAATCGCTAAAGCAACCCGCTCAATACAACCAGGCTACCGTAACGGCGGCCAATCTTTAGCCGATCTAGCACACAAAGTCAATCGACTTATGGAACATGCAGGAATGGACCCACAATGAAACAATGGCTAGCAAACACCTGGGAAGGCTCAATCGTCAAAATAACGGCCGGCGCAGCTCTCGGCGCAATCGCGTCCTGGCTAATGACCTCGGACGTACACCCGCTAATCGTGGCTATTAGTGCAGCCGTTATCCCGGTGCTTATCAACGCCCTTAACTCGGCCGATAAACGATATGGGGTGGATAGTGGCGAAACTCTGTAAAGGCGGGGTGACGCTTAGGGATCAGATAGATCGACGCTGGCCTAAACGCGACAAGAAATCGGACGGCTGGATCGGTGACCAGGCACACTCGACCCGAGCCTCAGACCATAACCCGAACAAAGCCGGAATCGTTCACGCTATCGACATCGACGAGGGGCTAGGCACATTCTCAAAAGGTGGCACAGCCCGAGTCTTGGCTAACCAGTTAGCAGACTACGCGGCCTCAGGTTTACCCGGATCAAATCGGATCAAAAATATCGTGTACGAAAACCGGGTAGCGTCAGGCACTTACCGCAAAACGTGGTGGACATGGCGTCATGGCAATTACGGCCATGAGGCCCATATTCACGTTAGTTTCACCTCATATGCAGACAGAGACGGGACTATTTACCCGCTGCCTATCCTGGCTAAATCACCCATAACTAAGGCTCGCTGGACACGCGACCTAGCAAAAGCACGCAAAAACAGCAACTAGCCGGTACTCTCGAACCCTACACAAAGGGGAACACATGACCGAATATATTAAACCAGGCGAAGCAGCCGAACTACTTGGAGTCTCGCGGGACTCCATTAGGCGTTATGTTGATAGCGGCCAGATCGACGGAATCACTACACCCGGAGGCCAACGGCGGATCGACCGTCAAAGCCTCGACGAAATCATAGGTAAGCGGGTGCGAATCTCCAGCACCGTAACGGTAATCGAGGCAGAATGATAGCCGAAATCCTAGTTTGTGCAGCTCTCATCACGGCCCCGGCCTGCGTAGCAAACTCGACAGCCGCCGAAGACTGGAAAGGCTACGAGCCCAGCCTCTACACGGGTCAGCATTACGACAGTAAATGGGCAGGGGTTCGCAAGTGCATTATGCACAGGGAGTCCCGCTTTAACTATAGGGCAAGGTCGAGCATTAGTAGTGCTGCCGGGGCGTACCAATTTTTAGATAATTTTTGGCGAGTGTCCTTAACACATATGATGATCCAAGAATCAAGAGCTACACGCGACGGTCTCATCGAGGAGATCAAAGCCCTACGGACTAAGCCGATCGAGAAGTGGAACCGCTACTACCAAGA